GGAGCTAAAGGTGGCGGAATCGCTAAACGTGGAATGGGAGCTGCTTTTAAAAAAGGTGGCCATGTTAAATCCATGGGTATAGCTAAACGAGGCGGAGGAGTCGCTAAAAGATAATGAGACAAAATGGTGTAAGAAGCAATGTCAGTTTTCCATACGCAAGTGGTATGAAGAAAGGTGGCAAAGCTAAGAAACAAGGTTACAAAGATAGAGAAGACGAATCTATCAGCGCAAGACGTGGAAAAGAATCTACTAAGAAACAATCTTTCAAAGACAGACGTGACGAGTCCTATGGAAAATGGGGCAAACGTAAAAGAGGAAAAATCAATAGATAATGCCACAGTATTTTGATTCCACAGCAGCATTCCCAATGAAGAGTAAAAAGAGAAAAGGATATTATGGCGGTGGACGTACGAACCTATTAGAAGAACTAGGTCGTGTTGAAGGCGAACGATACAATCCAAATCGTAGAGCTGAAATATCTAGAGTCCATTCAGAATTGAATCGTGGTTATAAAAAAGGTGGTTGGATTCAGAAAGCTACCGCTTCCATTAAGAAAAGAGGAACAGAAGGAAAATGTACTCCGATTACAAAACCCGGATGTACTGGTCGTGCTAAAGCTTTAGCAAAAACATTTAAGAAAATGGCGAGAGAAAGAAAATCAGCTTAATGAGGGCAGTCTTAATAGACGCATTAGAAAAACAATACGAAGCAGAAATCGCAGCAGCCGATGCTGTGATTAAATTACTATTGGAAAAATCAGTAGCGATTAGCGATCATGTTAACATTCAAAAAGAATTAGATTGTCAATTACATAAAGTGGCATCTGCCGAAGAAAAATTACAAGTATTAAAAGACTATGGGGTTCCTACAAACGAATAATGCCATTTAAATCAGAAAAACAAAGACGCTATCTATGGAAGAATGAGCCAAAGATTGCTCGAGAATGGACAAAAGCTTATGGTAGTAAACCTAAGGGAAAGAAGAAAAAAACAAAAAGGAGAAAAAAATAATGGACGATTTGGTATTTGTAGATAAGATTAGAAGAATCATTAAAATGAGACATGATGATGTTGTAGCAGCCCTGGTTTCTGGTGGTGTTGACAATATGGAGAAATATCAGTATATGTTGGGACAGTTACGAACATATCAGTATATGAGTCAGGAAATATCCAGCCTGCTTGAAAAAAAGGAGCAAAAAGATGACGGAACAGTTATCAGTATTAAACAACCAAAAGGAGGTCCCCAAATATAAGGAGGCCCTTCAAGAAAAATACGATAAAGAACCTAAAAGAAAAGAACAAGATCTAACATCCGAACACGCTAAATTACCTATACCCACTGGCTGGAGAATTTTAGTTTTACCTTTTAAAATGAAAGATAGAACTAAAGGAGGCATTCTTATAACTGATGATGTTGTAGAACGATCTCAAGTAGCATCGACTTGTGGACTTGTATTAGAAATTGGACCGGACGCGTATAAAGACAAAGAAAGATATCCTAAAGGACCTTGGTGTAAAAAAGGAACTTGGGTTGTTTTTGCACGTGATGCTGGATCCAGAAGTAAAAGAGACGGGGGTGAAGTTAGGCTTCTTAATGATGATGAAGTTCTAGCGACCGTGGAAAACCCTGAAGATATATTCCACGATTATTAATCATAGGGAGGAACTATGCCAGAAGATAAAGAAAAAATAGATGATCTAATTGATGTCGGGGATGCTAACGAAAAAGCAACCGAAGTTGATTTAGATAAAAAAGCTGAAGGAGGAGAAATAAAAGATGAAAAAACTACTCAAGACAGCGATAAGTCCACTGACACACCTGAGAAATTGGATGAGTCTGTGGGTGTTCGAGATCGCAAGGACGATGAAGAACAAGATAAAAAGGAAGAAGTAAAACTACAAGAACAAAAGAAAGAGATGGAAGAGTATAGTGAGGGCGTTCAAAAACGTATCGCTAAACTTACTAGAAAAATGCGTGAAGCAGAGAGACAAAAAGAAGAAGCTGTTACTTATGCTAAACGTGTAATGAGAGAACGAGATGAATTGACTCATACAGCTGTCTCTTTAGATAGAGATTATGCCGTGGAAATGGAGAATAGAATCAAATCATCTTTAGCAGCGGCCCAAGCTAAATTAGGGGCTTCTAGACAAGCAGACGATAAAAAAGCTGAAGTTGAAGCTTTAACGGCTATCTCACAATTAGGATATGAGCAGGGAAAACTTGCAGAAATCAAAAGCAGACAAAAGATGGAAGAAACTGCTAATGAAGCTAGAAGAAAACAAGGTCCCGGAGCCCAGTATCCAACTCAACCAACGCCGCCACCAGATCCAAAAGCAGAGGATTGGGCGGAAAAAAACGAATGGTTTGGCAAAGATAATGCCATGACCTACACAGCTTTTGATCTACACAGAAAGCTTACTGAAGAAGAAGGGTATGATCCAAAGTCAAATTCTTATTATGAAGAGATTGATAAAAGAATAAGACTTGAATTCCCCCAAAAATTTGGTAAGGTAGAACAACAGATTAGTAAACCTACACAAAACGTTGCTTCTGCAACGCGTAGTTCAAAGACTAGTCGCAAAAGTGTGAGACTCACACCATCACAAGTAGCAATCGCTAAAAAATTGCGTGTGCCACTAGAAGAGTATGCAAGACAACTAAAACTCACGGAGGGAGAATAGCATATGAAAAACGAAGATAAAAAAACTACTTCCCGTGCGAGCCAAACGAGAGAAAAAACAAAACGTAAACAAGTTTGGACTCCACCATCGTACTTAGATACACCCAACGCGCCAGCTGGATTCAGACACAGATGGGTTAGGGTAGAAATCATGGGATTTCTCGACACGAAAAACATACAAGGACGCTTAAGATCCGGGTATGAATTAGTAAGAGCCGACGAATTTCCAGAAGATGACTATCCAGCAATAACAGACGGCAAATACGCAGGGGTGATCGGGCACGGAGGCCTTGTGCTGACAAGGGTACCTAACGAAATCGCGAAGCAGAGATCTGATTATTTTGCCAAATTAGGAAAAGATCAGATGGATGCAGTAGACAACGATTTAATGAAGGAACAGCATAAGAGTATGCCGATCGATATTGATCGACAGTCTCGTACAACCTTCGGTGGTAGAAAACGTTAATTTTTTAACATTCAACCAACGAAATTTTATAAACCGTAGATAGCGAGAGCTATTTACAAGGAGAAACAATATGGCTAACCAAAGTACGACGGGTTTCGGTTTGAGACCTTTAAGAAACGTACACCAGGGGACTCATAACGCCGGTTTAGGCGAATGGAAGATAGCTGCATCAAGTACAGCAATCGACCATCAGGACTTAGTTTTATTAGCAGCTACAGGCTACGTTGTCGTAGGTACGGCAGGCGCTGGAGTTCTTAATGCACTAGGTTCACTAAACGGGACGTTTTATACTGATCCCACTACAAGTAAGCCAACATGGTCCAACTGGGCACCTAGTAACGCCGCAACAGACATGATTGCTCTTGTCGATGACAATCCGCAAACAATGTTTGAAATGCGAACAACACTAACATCACTGACGCAGGCTAATGTAGGAAATACTGCACCAATAGTAGACACAGCTGGTTCTGGAGCACCGAATTATATTTCGGGTTTCACAATCGGCGCTGTGACAACTACTGTGGTAAATCAGGTGAAGTTACTGGGAATATCTAGAGACACACAGAATCAGGACGTATCCGTAAGCGGAAGCGTATGGAGAGTTATGATGTGTAATCATATTCTAGGTAGCAACTCAATTGGAATATAATAGGAGCATAAAACATGGCAATATCACGTAATCAGCTAGTTAAAGAACTAGAACCAGGTTTAAATGCACTATTTGGCCTGGAGTACAAACAATACGAAAATCAGTCGGCGGAAATATACGTCACTGAATCATCTGACAGAGCTTTTGAAGAAGAAGTTATGTTGTCAGGTTTCGCTAACGCATTAGTAAAACCAGAAGGATCTGGAGTTGCTTTTGATCAAGCGCAAGAAACTTTCACAGCAAGATACACTAACGAGACAATTGCTCTCGCTTTTGCTATCACTGAGGAAGCTATTGAAGACAACCTGTATGACAGACTTGCTTCTAGATACACAAAAGCTCTAGCAAGATCGATGTCACAAACAAAACAAGTTAAAGGGGCAGCACCTTTGAATAACGGACTACCTTCATTAAGTAAGTTCACTTCAGGTGATGGTCAACAATTGTTTAGTACTGCGCATCCAACGATTGCAGGTACTTTTCAAAATACTTTAACTACACAAGCTGACTTAAACGAAACTTCATTAGAACAAGCATTGATAGATATCGCTGCTATGACTGATGAATGAGGTTTAAAAATTGCAGCTAAAGGTGTAAAAATGATTGTGCCACCGGCAAACCAGTTTACTGTTGAAAGATTGATGAAATCGCAAGGTAGAGTTGGTACTGCTGATAATGATATTAATGCAGTCAAATC